ATCATATCTATATAATGTTTTGCTTTTTCTAGATCTTGAACTTCTCCTTTATGTTGATGTCGACAGATATATTTAATAGCATTCCCTTCTGCAAAAGGCAAATTATTTTCGTTTATAAATTGAGCCGGTTGGATTTTCATATCTTTATAATGAGATCCTCCAATTTGTTTTTTGTATACGCTCATAGCATAAACTCCTTAAACAAAATTATGGTTAGGATGGACATAAGCACTAGGTCAGTACCCCATGCATATCTACATGCTTTACAATTACATCTCATATCTTAAACTCCTTGCTTCGATCTCTACATCTTATTAAAAATAAATTCTTGCTGCATCGGGTAAGACCGACGTACCAGACTCTTTGTTCTTCATCTCGTTTCATAGCAGTTTTTGTTGCTCCTTTTATAGTGTTGCGGGTTTGATCTTGAAGAATCACTACGTTCGTAGCTTCTCCTCCTTTCGAGCCATGAAGAGTAAGAATTTTAATTCTTGGTTTAAGACGAAGATCTTCTCCATTACTTCTCATAGCTCGAATATAGGTTTTGGTATGTGGTGCCACAGCTGTAAAAGCGTCATACCACTGTAATTGTGAATTTAATTTATATTTTGTCTTTAAATCAGAGAGCTCAAATAATTTATCCTCAGTTTCTTTAAATTTTTTATCAAAACGTTCTAAGAGTCTTTGAACTTCTATTGTATTAAGCTTACTTCCTTTTTTCCATTGTTCCCAATTAAGAATATCTTTGTATAAAGATTCACTAATACTACGCCCTTGTTTGGTTTCAAAATAAAGTCCTCGTTTTTTAAGACTCTTAATAATAGGAGTAAGAAGATTATTGGTTCGAGCTAAAATATACCAATCTCCTTTCAGCATATTGATGGCATCAATAGAAAAGAAGATTTTTAGAGTTCCTTCTTCAGACGTCGGAGTATTCCATGGTTTTTCTAGTCGATCTGACTTAATATTATCTAATCGTAGAAGAGCTCGTTGGTGCACTATTATAGGAACTCGTTTAGATTGTTTAAGGGGGATTTCAATGGCATCAAATTTAATGAAAGAATCAACATCAGCACCTGCCCATCCAAAAATAGCTTGGTCATCATCTCCTGCTATATAAACATCTTTACTATTTTGTTGTAGAAGTTTCAGCATATCCCATTGAAGAAGCGAAAGATCTTGTGCTTCATCAACAAAAATAACTTCAAACGAAGGAGATTGTTGTTGGGCTGTAAATTTTTTAATCATATCATTATAGTCAATCAAACCATAGGATTGTTTATAGTCCTCAATATGTTTCTCAACAATTTGAAGTTTATCTCTTTCAATTTTTCCAAGATGTTCATTTCGGTCTAGTTGATCTAAAACATTAATTCGTTTAACTCCGGCTAAATTAATGAGCGTTAAGTATTCGCTGTTAGAAGTAAAGATTCCATTGTGTTCATTTTTTTCATAGGTCGCGTATTTAATTCTTAATCCACATTCCTCTCCTATGGCTTTATAGTGTTCTTCCTGCATAACATTTTCTTCTTTTAATCCCAGATAATTAAAAGCTAACGAGTGTAGGGTTTGAAAATATTTAATATCTTTTTTCTGTAGTTGAGGAAAAGCTTCTAGAAACCTGTCTCTTGCTTCGTATGCGGCTTTTCTTGTAAAAGCAAAATAACCAATACGTTCGAGAGGAGTCCCTGCATTTTTATATTCAATTACTTTTTCTAATAACGTTTGTGTTTTTCCCGTTCCTGGAGGACCAATGACTTTATAATTCATTAGTAATTAGATTCCGTTCTTTGTGGCTTTTTAAATTCAATTTGATCTACTTTCATTTGTTTAAGACGCCAAACTTTTTGGGTCTTGTTGTCTATATTGTAGGAAACATCATCTTCGACTCCTAGTTCTTCTTTCATGATAATGCCAGTATCTCGAGAATCTAATTTCCATTTAAGAGGAAGCGTTTCGAAAAAAGAAGAAAAAAGAAAATGATGATACCCTTCTTCCGTCCAACAGAGTCCTCCTCTAATGTCCGTTCGTTGTTTAGCTTGAGCGGAGTTAATACAATAGGTGTAAAGATGTTGATAAAGTTGATCTTTAATATCGGTCCCTGTAGCTGGAAAGACACGTGTTACAGTTTTCATGACTAGATTTAAAAAGGCTCGATATTGTTTAGGAGACAGAGGATCAGGATAAAAACCTGCTTGTAACCAAACTAAATCTAAAAGTTTCTTTTGAGTTGTAAAGATTTCAGAATTGGAGGCTTCGCATTGCACAGGTTTGCCGTCGGGTTTTTCTACTGTAAAACGAAGTTTAGGGGTCGTGCTCATAATCACCTGAAGCCCAGAGAAAAGCGGAAATGCTGAAGTGGTATCTGATTTAATTCCAAAAGCTCTTTTAACACAAATATGTTTCATACATACTTTGGAAATGACTTCATCATTACAAGTATGATTGGCTGTTTCTTTAGTCCAGTATTTTATTTTGTCATTAATTTTTTTAAGAGGCCAAGGAACTGCAAAATATTTATTAGCTTCATTAATTTTATCTGGCCAATTTTCTTTATATTTTTTCTTGGCAAACACCATGTAATTAAACATAAAGCGATCTCGTCCATCTCCAATTTTAGTTTTAGAAAGTCTCTGTAGACAAGGGGGACCATCCTCAAATTCTGGATCTCCGCCCATTAAAATTTCTGTGTCAACTCGGGTGATGAGTTGATCTAGATCCTCTGGGGAGACACGGGAAGTTATAGCTATTTTAATAAATTGTTCTAGGGATAGAGCAGTATTATTTTTATCTAAAGCATATCGCTTAGTTTTTGTATGATTAAAGTAAGGAAGATTAATAAAATTTCCAGACATATTACCGTGTTCGTCAGGTTCTAGTTCAATTTGTTTTGGATAAATTTCAGTGGTTCTTTTTAATTCGAGAGGTAGAAGGATAGATGCCAAGGCATCACGCATAGTTTGAGCGCTGATGGCTTCTGTTAAAAATAAATAAATATGTAATCCTCCACTTTTAGATCGGCATGGGACCATGGGAAGTTTATATTTCTCTATATAAGAGAGCAGAAGGACTATATTAAAATCTTTATAATTCTCAGGATCTACATCAATACAGCCAAACGATGCTTTACCCTCTTTAGTACAAGGTTGAATGCCTATTGATATTTTTCCGTCGATATGTTGTTGATAGTGTTGAGGAAGGATAGCCTGTTTAGACCAGATATACTCTGGTTTAATCTTATTTCTTTCTTTATCAAACTCTACTTTGGCTTGTAACTTAATTTGACCAAAATTTTCTTTGAGTCCAGAAAATAGTTTTATAAATTCATCTATCATACATCCCTTTAAGTGGGGCGGCTTAAGTCTCCCGCTACCGCCCCTAGATTCACCTTAGGTGAAAATTAGAAATTTACGTCGTCTTTCTCTGCTGCTTTGCCTTGTCCACTTTTTATTGAAGCGTGAAAAGCTTTAGCGTGCTGATAAAGATCTACATTATCTACTTTTCTTAAAAGTTTTACAGCGTAGCCATACCAAGTAAAATTTCCTGATATTTCTACAGACCGTAGCTGATAGATGTGACTAAAAGATGGCGGATTGAAAGTACCACTTTTACCTTTTTCTGTGATACTTTTCATCATAGAATTCCATCCTCGACTCACCTTAAGTTGAGTAGACTTCATCGCTATTAATGCTTTATCAGATCCACCATCCGTTTGGATAATGACAAAATGATTTGCAGTTTTAATAATGATGTTACCATTTTGAAGGACATCTTTACCTGATGCATCCTTCTTTGTTTGAGAAAGAATTTCAGGTCCTCTATCCGGTGATGCCGGACGACCTTCTTTTCTTTCAAATGGTGCCCACTCAGGAAATGTGAGTTTATAAAAGCATGGAATGACTTCGATGCCTTTTGCTCCATCGTACAGTTTTTTAGTAACTGTATTATAGAACATTCCTGGTTCAGCTCCGTCGACATACGCAGAATGTTTTTTCTTCGTTTCGTCAGAACTGTTTTGAAGTAGCTTTAGGAATGGTAGAGCCAAATCATCTTGGTCCATATTCTCTAAACCCAACTTCGCATCCGCTTCAAATAATGAAGTGGATGGTACTTGTGCTTGTTTCTTGATAGTGATGTCTCTTGCTTCTTGAGGCATGTTTATTTACTCCTTATTTTTGTTTGGTTTCCTACAAACGTGTTGAACAAATCAGAGGGCATCTCTTTACCTGCTTCAGTACGCTCTCTGAATAGTGCTTTTAAAGTCATGGGTTCTACCTTTAATTTTTGAGCAGGTTGGTAGCCTTGACTTTGTGCAAGGTTCGCATAATCGCTAGCCTTGTTATCTTCGTTACGGCCAAAGGAAACGGTGACTTCATTTTTAATGATGTCGCCTAGGTCGTTAGTTCGAAGCCAGTTAAATGCTGCTTCTCTTTTTGCTATAGGTATAGAAGCACCATAAATTTTTTTAACCTCTACAGAAGAACCATCTGCGAGTTTTAAAGAAGATAAAGACATTTCATTCATAATGGTTGGAATGACTTCACCTGAAACTTTTTCAGCTGTTTCTTTCAAACTTTTTAGATCTTGTTCTTTTGCTTTAATATTTTTTTCTAACTGCTGAAGTTTAAGTACTTCATCAGAAAGATTTTTAATATTATCTATTTCATTGATGGCTAAAGATTGATCTTCTTCCATCAGTTCGTTCAATTTATTCATCTACTTTTCCTTTCTCGTATAAGTTAATTGAAATGGGATAATACATTCTTTCTTGTCGGTCCCATTTTAATAAATTGTATTTGCCATGAGTTATATCAGAGACTACAGAACACGCAACTCCAATGATTGCTGGATCGCCTGTAAGTAGAAGATAGTCCGTAGGACGATATTCCTTTAACAATCTTCTTAATTCAAAAATAATTGGACCAGGACTAAAAATCATTTGAGAGTCTTCTCTTAATAAGACTTTTATTTTCCCAAATTTTTGAGCTCCCATAATATTAATTTTAGGACGCCCTTCTTTAGTGCCAGGAATTTCCTGAATAACGTAGACTATTTTGTCTGAGTCTTGTTTCAGTTCTTTATAATCTAAATTCGTCATAGCTTTCTATTGACATACCATATAAGATAATATATTTCTATTGTCAAGAAAGAAGACTATGCATTATAAATTTAAGACGAAGCCCTATGGGCATCAGGTCATTGCTTTGGAAAAATCATGGCAGAAAAAAGTTTATGCTTTATTTATGGAGATGGGTACGGGTAAAACCAAGGTAGCTATTGATAATTTAGCTATGCTTTATGATAAAGGAAAAGTAAACGGAGCCTTAATTATAGCTCCGAAAGGAGTATATAAAACTTGGTATTCTCAAGAATTTCCTGCCCATCTGCCTCAACATATTCATTACAAGATGGTTTTATGGCAAGCTGCTATTAATCAAAAACAAAAGAAAAGACTGGACACTTTGTTTGAAACAGGTGTAAATCTTCATATTCTTATTATGAATGTCGAGGCTTTCAGCACTACTAAAGGTGTGGAATTTGCTCGAAAGTTTCTAAGTTGTCATGAAACGTTTATGGTGGTGGATGAAAGTACTACGATTAAAAATCCTGAAGCTAAACGAACCAAAAATATTCTTAACTTGGCTGCTCATGCCAAGTACCGTCGAATTTTAACAGGATCTCCTGTGACAAAATCCCCTTTAGATCTTTATAAACAATGTGAGTTCCTTGATCCTTATCTCTTGAATCATTCTTCTTATTATACGTTTCGATCTCGATACGCTACGCTGCGTACTGCTCATTTTAACGGAAGATCTGTGCAACTCGTTGTAGGTTATAAAAACCTTGCAGAACTGTCGGAAAAACTTAAGCCCTTCTCCTATCGCGTTCTCAAAGACGACTGCCTAGATCTTCCAGCTAAAACATACATGAAAAGAATCATTACGTTAACCCCTGAACAACAAAAAATTTATAGGCAAATGAAACAACTGGCGTTAGCAGAAATGAATGGAAAAGTTATAACCACAGCGTCCGCATTAACACAATTAATGCGTTTGCATCAAATAACGTGCGGACATTTTAAAGCAGATGATGATTCAATTCAACCAATAAAAAATAATAGATTATCTCAGTTGTTAGAAGTATTGGACGAACTGGAAAAAAAAGCGGTGATCTGGGCTCATTATCAATTTGATGTTCAAACGATTGTAAAAGCGATTAAAGAAAAATATGGGGAAAAGTCTGTGGTCACTTATTATGGTTTAACTCCAAATGAAATACGTCAGACTAATTTAGAACGATTCCAAACTAAAGATGAGACTCGTTTTTTAGTGGGAACACCTCAAACCGGTGGATATGGAATTACGTTAACTGCCGCTTCCACTATGATTTATTATTCTAATGGATATGATCTAGAAAAAAGAACTCAGTCTGAAGCAAGAATTGATCGTATTGGTCAAAAATTTCCTATGACCTATATAGATATTCTCGCGGAAGACACGGTTGACGAAAGAATCGTCAAAGCCCTCCGCAAGAAAATTAACATTGCTACCCAAGTCATGGGTGAAGAATTAAAAGATTGGATTTAATCCCTCAAAATGTAGGATATATGCGCGAGGCGCACTAGAATTCTACAATCCTTTATTTTATTGCAATGGTTTTTGGCTTTTTGCCTTCAGGAATAATCTTTTCTAAAGATATTTTTAACAATCCGTTTTTTAACTCAGCACCTTTGATTTCTACGTCATCAGAAACAGTGAACGCTTTTGTAAAAGATCTCTTAGCAATTCCTTGATGAATCACTCCGTCTTTTTCTTTATCGGATTTAGTTTCCTTAACAGATTTTATAGTTAGTATACTATCTGCATATTCTACAGCAATGTCCTTCTTGTCATAACCTGCAAGGGCTACTTCAATATCGAACTTATTATTTTCCTTTTTCACAATATTGTAGAAAGGAAAATTAGCTGTTAGCGAAGACCTCACATTGTCGTATTCATCGAAAAAATTTTCGAAGTGATCGAAAAGATTATCGAACCCGATTGAGACTGGTCTTAGTTGTTTAAAGATTGATGGTAATTTATCGAATGTCATTTAACCTCCTTGTTAGACAGTTAATAAAATGGGCCTCTAAAGCACCCACCCTCCATATAAACTATTTTAAATAAATTACAAGTAACATTAAGAATAAAACCAGTCCCATATACCTGTTTGGTACGGTAACTAGAGTCCACTCTCTATAGGCTTTTAATTTTTCCCATATAAATTTTATGAAATTCATTAGGCATCTCCTAACATTGGTTTATATTGTGTCTTATTATCTTCGTCTTTATACGCTCTGAGATTCTGCTTTATATTTTCTTCTTGATCAGGGTTGTATGCGACATGGATCCAGCCAGAGTTGGGCTCGTCTAAATTCCAGTACTCAAGGATCATTTGGTCATACATGAGGTTTTCCTTGATCCAGTTAAAGACCTCGTTGTTGGGCGTGCCATAGATTTCGAAGTCGGCTGCCATCCCTTTGCAGTGCTGCGAATCGATGCTGCTGCCGATGGCTTGTGACAATTGAGGACTGCGATATCCCGAGGATACACTCACTACGTGATTAAAATGGTCCCTAACGGGCTGTAGGACGCGCTCACAGAGCAATCTTAGGTTTTCTAAGTGGTCTGGACTAGGGTCATTAGAAATGCCCTTCCTTTCCGCTGTCTGTGACTTAGTTAACTCAACTAAGTTAAAATTTTTAGATAGTTGCATGGGTTTAGCCGTATACTCCACAACAGCTAAGTTTGTCCATAAAAAAATAATGGTAGACGCTGAACCCTATAACAATTCCAATAGAAGTTCCAATTAAAATAGCCATGAGTCCTTTAATCCAGAACAATTTTCGTGATGTATCTTGAGCCATCATTATTTGTTTTCAGTTCCGCTTTAGTTCTAATACATTTATATTGGACAGTATCTGAATGCGTTCTCTCCGCTTCACGTTTTCCACGAAGGCAAACACTCATTGAGGGTTGGATTCTATGTTCCTTAATTTCAAAATTTACGAACATTAAAAGAGCGACTACGACTTCCATTAATGTGCTCCGTTACTAAATTTCATTTCTCTACTAGCATCCTTTAATTTTTCAATAACATTAAGTATTTTTTCTACGTCTTTTTGTAATCGCTCGATGTTTACGGTATTATGCATTCCTGCTTCCTGAGATAACAGTAATTTCTCGGTGGTTTTATAAAGATCCTCGATCAACAAAAATTGCTCCGAATCTGCGGGCAGTGAACCGAGTAAACCTCTCGGCCATTTTATTCTGAACTCAGTATTAAGTTCAGAATCTTTTTCCATAATCTCTAGCTTAGTTGAGTGTTGGTTGAGCTTCTCCTGGATTTGAAAAAATCCGAAGGTGCCGAGTGCAACCATGATAATTAAAGAGATCACGGTTTTCATCGGCATCTGCACGTTTTGTTCGGGTCCGATCTTCATATTTATTCCTTTTGCTCTCGATCTCCAAAGATGATCTTATACTTTAGTTTTCCACCATCATCTCCTTGTGTGTGATCTAAAGGTTCTTCAATTTGTATAATATGTTTTACGCCATCACACCCAACAGCAAAAAGAAATAACAAACCGATGATCATGCAAGATACTAAATACTTCATCCATTTAATCGTCTTGTTTCTTTTTTCTCTTGCGCTTCTTCTTGCCCTTAAGATCTTTAAAACTTGATACCTCATCTTCTATCATCTCCACTTTGGTTTTAATTAAAACCATATCTTGTGAAAGAGAGAATGTACGTTGAAGTGTCCATCCTCCGAGCGCTAATA